GCGGTATTCATTCCATCTACCCAATACATCCTGTTGGTAGATGTAGAACCCCCAAAGTTATAGTTTACAAATTCATAGGTTCCATCTGGAACCAAAGCTATAGTAACTAAAGCGGAAGTTGAAACGGCTACAGTGGAAGAACTTACCTGTAAATTCTCTGCGTTTTGAAATGTTCCAGTAACCCCGGTAAGAACAAACAATCCTTCAGCATCTGATGACCCTGTGGTTCCAGTCCTAAGTACAACACGTCTAGCAACCCCAGTAGCACCAGACGTAGCACCGGTTATAGTGGCTCCTTCACTTACTGCGGCACTTCCAGTGTTGTACTTTATATACTTACCGAGATCAACAAGCGTCCATCCTGTTGAAGATGACTTATACATAGCGGTAGCAGTACCACCAGCATTATTTCTGAATGCGTAAGTAACACCGTTATAAACCCATACGCCACGAATGGCCCCAGAACCGGGGACAACGGTTATTTTTGATCTAGCCCTTTCAATAGCGGCTTGCGTATAAGTATCGTCTAAAGCATCACTCGTAGCACCCAATGCATTTTCAGCAGTCTTGACTACAGCAACTGTAGATGCGCTTACTTGTATATTCTCACCTACAGTAAAAGTTCCAGTAAGCAAAGCTACAGCCATATACCCAACTGCATCATTACCTGCATACGAACCACTCTCAACTACAGCATCAGCAATGAGTTCTGCTGTTGCACTAGAAGTTGCACCAGTAATTACATTTGTATCTACGGTAGCTGTAGTGCCAGCATTAAATTCTAGAATCCAGTAGAGGCTTTCAGAAGGCTTTACTTTTCCATCAAATCTCTCGAATCCATCTATCCTTCTATAACCGCCTTCAGGATACACTTCATAATTCTTTCCATATAGAAGCGTTCCCGCTGGTTGAGAAAGTGCTGGATCAGTCAGAACCTCTCCACCAGTAAAGGGAAAATACTTTGCCCTCATCGAAGATGAAGGAAATGAACTTCTCCCTATTAGTTCGCTATATATATTTGTCATACAGGTCGAATTACTTCATCTGTATCCACGACACCAAAGCGTCTAGCCCTCTGGCCGGGGAGTGATTGAGATTCCAACTTATCCAGCAAATCCTGATATTCAGCAGAAGACGCTAATAATATTTCTGGAGCCTCTTCTCTTTCAGCCCACATTGTTTTTGTTCTTGACACAATTATCCTGTGAAACTGAGGAGGTATTGCAGACACATCAGTGTTTGCCGCCAAGTCAGTTGGCGTCTTCCAGTAATCTGCCGTGATTGTGTAAGTTTTATCTGCTGTAGACTCTACAATGACATTTTCATCCGGTTGTATAACAAAAAACGTTGGAGTCTGATTGGTAGAGGTTCCCTGTCTGTAATCTGACCGCCACTCAACGTAAGACAATTCATCTAAACTGGTAGAATCATCTGAAGTGTAATCAAGATAAAAAGACCTTTTATCCCAATTGCTCAGATCAGTAGGTTTACCTAAAGCCGGGGCGCGATTACCAACAGTAACAGTAGAGGAATACTGGCCCCATAAGAAATTCCAATCATGCCAAAGACTCTGGATTTGATGATCTGCGGCAATTACAAAATCAACGATAACTTTCAACTGTCCTTCTTGACCAATAACAGTTGTGGGGCCAGTCCCCGATATTCCGACTTCCTGTCTAACCGTTTGACAGAGTTCCAGAAATGTCATACTTCAATTTCCTATGATGTGAGATAGCTAATACTACGTCTTCTGGGTCTATTTTCGCGGCGCACATTGCGCCACCCGTTTCTTTGTCTCTATTGCAATTCTTGAAACCAAAATGCATCTGATGACATGGATAACAAGAAACTCCTTCTACACACAAAGAAGTAGTATTAACCCAGTGCTTTGTTAAATTTTCATGTGATGAGTGACTCAAAAGACATACTTTTGCCACATCATCAGAACTTACAGCATTTAATACACCCGTCTCTGGGCCAAGCACTAAATCAGCCTGTTGGGCAAATGCTACAGTTCTTCTTATATTCCATCGACCACTACGAAGAAATACTTTTGGTTCTTTCTCCCAACCGGCCTCAAGAATCTTACATACCTCATCCCCGACCATAACTATACGGGTCGCAGGTAATCTTGTTAGTAACTTTGCAATAACGCTATCCATATATGGATACGCCTTATGCACAGATGATCCAGAAAGAGTTATTACAACAACATAGTGATGAGGTGATATCTTCATCTTCTTGAGTTGTTGTCTAGCCCATTTCCTTTCGGAACTGGTAGGGTAAAACTTAGTCTTAAACACTGAACCAACTTCAGCTTTACTGTGAAGTACTTCAGAGTAATTCTTATTTAACTGAGCATGTCTTTCTTCATGTGGGGCGGTATAAATATCTTGCCCCTCCAAGCAAAGAAGACCCTGCTCTATAATGCCACCAAGATTAGTAAACTGACCAAAAAGCGGGGCTAAACGCTTCCAATACGGGCCTAGTTCTGAGTTAGGAACTTGGTCTGTTTTCTGAATAAGAAGTTCATCAATGTTGGGGTCATTCCTAAGTATCTCGTAACCCCTTTCCGTAACGTTGACACATACTCTCATCCCCTTCTTTTTTATAAGAGGAAAGATGGAACTGATTTGCAATGCATCACCAAATCCACCATATCTGATTAAACAAGCTGTGTCTTTTCTTATTCCGCCAAGATCATTATCTGTTAACTCACCCCAAGGTTTTCTTGGGATAACGATTTCTCTCATCAAATTGGTTATAGCGTATCTGCGACTGTGATAGGATCAATCTCTACTGACGCCGAAGCATTAGGATCAACACCACGCCTACATATGCGAGTAGATGCATCCCAATACCAACCAGACTTTGAATTACATTGAGATTTGGTAATGCCAGTTAATGTATCTTTGTCGTCTGGTTGGAATGACCAATGTTCACCTTCTGTAAGACCGTACTTTTCCTTCATCGCACGAAGCATCTTTTCTGCTTCACTGGGATGATATGCAACACCCATCTTATTGAATATGCCTTGCATTACCGTCTTCATCGCACCAGCACCGCCTAAAAGAGACATTGGGCCTATCTCAATCCCCTGCTGGTTAATCCTATCGGAGTTCAATTTCGACATATGCCTCATATGCTCGCCATAAGTTTCTTCCCAATCATCTATGGCTTCTTTTATTTCTCGTCGAACAGAGGGTTTATTGTAAACACCAATAATTCCAGTTGGTGACCAACCCGCCTTATTAAAAGCCAAGTCTTTGACTGTTTCAGCCAAACGACCTGCTTGATAATTAAGCATCCGATCCTTTCCGGCATTGTCCAAAGAGTTGAAGCGTTCCCGAATAGCTTCTTTACTGAACATGGGGCCAGCTTTAAGTCGTTTAGACCTATTGGCTTCCCAAGAACTCTTCGATATTTCTTCTGTATTGTCTTCTACAGGCTCTTCTGCAAGACTTGAAAAATATGCTTCGTCAGCTTGTTTTTCTATTTCTTCTCTAGTTATTCCATCATATACAGAATAATCAATATCGGAACCACGGGGGTTATACCCTCTAAACTCATTAAACTTGCCTTTACCGGGGAATGGTTTATCAAGATCATAATTGGGCATCGGCCCAAATATTTTCTCTGCTAATCTGCCCCGTTCATAATCGAATTTAGGATCATCCGCTGTTCTGCCATGCCTGTCCTTGACACCCATATCGATGAGGACATCTCTAGCGGTTCTTTCCTTGTAACCCTTGGCATACATACCCTGCGAAGTTTTCTCATCTCCAGTATAGGTTTCTTCACCTATTCTGATCGATTGAGAAGGTTCGTTAACTGCTACTTCGGCTTCTGCGGTTTCTGCGGTTTCTGCGGCGTCTGCTTGTGCAAGTCCTTCAAAGTATGCGGCGTCAGCGGCTTTTTCGATTTCAGGGCTAGGCATAATTTACCTTCCGAATCTAATTGGGATTGCTCTTGTAGGCCACGTCCAATTCATATGTGAGGAGTAATGCATATCCTGTGGGGCTACTGCTCCAGTTACCCACTCATCACCTTCAACATGATGCGCTGTATTGTCCTCACCGTACCGACAAGCAATATCAGATTTATCAATATCAGCAACACCTTGCCAAGTATTGACTTCTTTCATTTCTGGCAGTGGCGACTGCGATAGATTTTTTTGTGCCATAATTCCTTACCAAAGAAAAAGGGGGCCGAAGCCCCCTTTCCCTGTTGTGGTTTAACGCTTTGGGTCTAGCGTAGTCCCGTTAGGGGCTTTAGAAGGAACACCAGTCCCCATCGGAACCTGATTCTTACCATGAGAGGCAAGACCCAAATCCTTTAGGGATGAAGTCATCTTCTGTTGATCAGAAAGACCCGATTTTACGCCCACGCCTTGAGTTGACTGTGCCATATGAGCCTCCTCTAAGCCTTGGAATCCCACATAACAACGCGAGATTCTCCGGCAACAGTGTGAACAAGACCAGCACCACCTAAGTAGTACCAAGCGATACCTCTAGAACGTCCGTAGTCCGTTGGGATTTTGCCCCGAATCTCTTCGGGAATCGCAATAGCCTCGGCAACGGTATCAGAACCAAAGAAAATAGCCCAATCGGACTTTGCTTGCGCCCATGCACCGGCAGGTGTACCCATACCAGTAGCACCGCCGCCTTTAGCGCGATACGTCTGTTCTACGAAACGCACACCTTCGTAACGACCAGTTTCACCATTACGGATCATCTGGAACCCAGTTTCGACATACTGATTGATCGTTTCTAGGTTGTTCTTCAAGGTGCGGAAAGTAGTAGGCCATGCAAGGCAGAAATAATCATCACCCTCGTATGAAGGTATATTACGCTCCTTCATTATATCTACGATAGATTTGATATGATCCTTGCCCAACGCAATAGTGTTGGTAAGCGTTGCAGTTCCGTCAGTAGTTAGTGTTACAACAGAGGTTGATGTTTCTGCTACAACACGCAACTTACATGTGTCGATTTGATCTGCAACCAAACCATCCAACACCTGCGCGGCGTCTACTTTCATTACTTTGTGAATTATCTCCTTGACAGGATGCTCAGACAAATCATCCAGCTTGGAGGTGAAAGGAACACTATTACCGTACTCGTTAATAGTCATGGTTCCCTGAGTGATCGTGAAATTTGTTTCAGCGATTGCCGTGTTTTCGACTAAAGCCGCACCGCCCGTAGCAACGGTTGAATACACATTCCAATGGAAGGTATCACCTTTACTAAGACCCTGATGAGCCGCATCTTTAACATCAGCAAACTGACGAAACTTCACAATCGGTCGCAGGGAAACACGCAATTCCTTGGATAAGTTTAGTGAGTACATGTACCCACCAAGGGAACTAGTTCCCCATACCTGTCCAGCCATTAGCTGTTTCTCCTTTACAGATTGTTAAAGTACAGAGATTAGGAGGGTTGACCCCTTTCTTTCCTCATCTCCGATATGATGTTGGAATAAGTTGGCATAGCTTCGTCTTCGCCTATATGGCCTCTGATGTTTCTAGGCGCAACTTCATCCATGTCCTGTTTTCGCTTTTTGCGAGTCCCTTTATCAGCTTTTCCGCCCAGTTCATCCACATAGTGCAACAGCCATTCGCGGGCGTACACACCGCATTCTTGCATGATGTCCCAAGGATCACGGGTAGGATTCTCCTGATATAGTTCAGCAGAACGTCGGTCAGCTACAGCAAGTAATGAAGTATCGCTGGCAACTTCTGGGTATTCCTTGTGGAACATATCCACTGCTTCTTGCCTACGTCTTTCATATCCTCGCTCTCTGGCCTCTTTCTCCTCTTCCCTCATCTGGGCCTTTGTCTGCTCGACGATGGTTTTAACATCGACTTGCTGTTGTGGCCTTTCTGATCCGCGAATATCCTTCAGCAATTTATTTGCTTTAGTTTCATCGCCCTGAAAGAGGGCATCGTGGTACTGCTCGTATAGAGCGTCAGTCGCGTCCGAATTGGATGGCGATACACCAGCGTCCGGGGATGGCTGATGGGTTTGTGCCTCTAGGCTTTTCCTATAGGCGTTCAATTTGGCCTCATAGTCAGCCAACTCTCGTTGGCGTTCTGCGGCCTCTTGAAGTCTTTTATCTCCTGAAGAATTCTTTTGATACTCTTTCAAAACATCTTGCCAAAGCACATCTTTTTCTTCCCCGTCTACTTTAGCGGTAACGTACCACTCGTCATCTTTTTTCTGTAGTGGGTTGGAGAAATCTTTTACTTCTTCTTCTTCTGCAAAATCACCGTCATAATTTTCGTGTCCTTCCTGAACACTTGCGGCGATCCTTTCTATCTCAGACTGATGTCTGGAAAGTTGCTCTTCTATTTTCTTATCTTCGTTGAGTTCTTCGTCCACGTCCTGTGGGATAGCGTCCATGATTACTCCTGTATTTCTGACAGAGCTTCCTCTGCATGTTTTGCTTGGTTCATAGCCTCATCCAGCCAAGTAAAGACAATAGAAGGCAACCTAGCGCGGAATTGAAGTTCCCTTATGGTTTCAGTGTCATTCGGGTCTACGAGCATCATGGCTTCAAAAGCCTCTGACTTTGATTTCATTGCTCTACCGGAAATATACTTTCCCAGCGGGGAATTCAAAAATTCCTTTGTCTGAAGTCCAAGCCGAACTTCAGCAATAAGTAGTTCTACTTCGTCCATTTAATCTGTGATTTCAGGTCTATTAGGCAAACTGGAATCTTGCAGTAGTCTCTCTTCCATTCGTTCCGCTAAAGAAAGAACCCCATCGGACGTTTCATTTATAAAAATAAAAGGGAAAATTGCGTGTATCAAAGACACGACAAAAAGGAAAAACAAATTAGCTGAAAACCATAGCGCAGTTATGCCATGCTTGAAATAATTTTCATCTAAATCTTTTAAGTGACTCAACCTTCAGCCCCCGGTATAGCACCGTAAGCATCATTCATGGTTACCTCGCTCATCTTTTTCCCTTCAGGGTCTATCCCTAAACCGGGTTGATCCATGATCATCTTGTGAACAAGTGATTCCTTCTGTAGAAGTAGTTCACCCTTGGCAATGTCGTTTTTCTCAGCTTTTATGCGGGCATCAATAAGGGAAAGTTGCTGTCTAAGCATTTCAGAATTGGCTCTAGAATCAGCACCCACTTGCGCCGCCATGATGTTACCCATAGCCTTTTCTTTAGCGGCGGCAATATCTGATTGACCCTTGATCTGCGCTGTAACAATCCTACCTCTAACATCAAGTTGTTTAGCCGCACCCTGATCCATAAGCTGTTGCACAACAGCAGAGAGTTCTTCCAACTGCCCCATAACTTGTTCCATTTGACCGGGCTGTTGTTGTTCAGTGATGAATCGTTTTGAATCCTTGTATCCAAGCGCACCAAAAACCTCTTTAGTAATTTCAGGTTGATTCAAAAGACCAATAAGTTCTGGGTTGATCTCACCCATTGTTCGTATGCCCAATAGCAATCTTTCGATCTTTCTAACTGGGTCAGTTGCACCCATTCCTACATTGACCCCTATGGTCATTTCATGTCGGAGTAAATAATCTTCTTCACTGTCCATGTATCTCTGATAGAAACCCGGAGCAACGTCACCACCTTGTTCTGCTCTGTTAGCCGCTACTGTCAAAACTACTTCATCAGTTTCGTAGTACTGCTCTAAACGAATTACCTGCATTAAAACAGGTTCTATCCATGTTTCAGCAAACGTCCTGATCATGTATTCAATAATTGAGTTGGCATTGGATGAAAGCATTTCCATACCGCCAACTGTTTCGTTCATCGTTCTGCTTGATTGGACTGTTCCTTGAGAAAAATTTCCAGCAATGTCATCAAAATCAACATTCAACCGATCTTGTTCCTCATAACTACTGGCGGTTACATCCGGTGTATTCACGATTTGGACATCCGACATTGGATCATCCATCATTACTGAACCACCCGGAACACTCCTCTTTAAGGCGTGTATATCAATATTGGCACTTCGGCGTATGTGGTAACGCTTGTTAAGAACCAGTTGAACGTTATCCGTTCTCTGGTTTGTAATATCGTTAGCCGCTGTCTGAAGGTCTTGCGACAATTCAACAAGAGAGGAAGGATATGTTTTGTGCGCTTCTATAACAGCACCACCCATACAATAGGGTCGTTCCCCAACCTTCAAATGCGGGTATACATCTTGTAGTGGCTTTGGATCGGTTAGCATATGTTTGGTGCCAGCCGTATAAAACAACCAATCCTTTCCTTCCTTTCTTATAATATTCTTATGTATAAATACAGTTGTATAGTCAGATATCTCTTCAGTTCTATCTGATATCGGGTCTTGTCGATTCCCCTGTCTAGTTTGACGAGTTGAATCAAACTCAGCCCTTTTGGTTGTCTGCATCAGTTCGCCGGTTGTTAAGCGTTTCCACTTCGGCTCATCTGTTTTTGGATCAATAACCGACATCTTCTCTACAACATCTTGGAGATACATCGGAATAATTTCGATTACAAACGGAGAACTATTAACTGGATCATTCCAGTCAGCGGCTGGGTCTATTCTAAAATTCTCTGAAGCAACCAAGCGTATAGATGGCTCATCCTTTATTACTTCTACAGAATCTTCAGACTCTTCTGCTTCATTCCCATCCTCATCAAATACAGGGTTCCCCTCCATATCGAGAACAGGAACTGATGTTTTTGTTTTCTTCTCTTTATAGTCCCAAGACTGATGGGAAATAACAGAACCGAATACCAAAGATTCCTGATAAGCCGCAACCAGAGTTTGAAACCAAGGAATCGTTTTTGTTAATCTGTACTGAAGAAGATGTTTAAGAATTATTGCCGATGCTCTTTGCTCTGGATCGGAATCATTCTGAGGGTATACAGAAACAACATCTTCGGTAGCAAAGAATGCAGCCGCTACTGCGGCTTCATTCGTTCGTATAGCTGACCTCGTTTTAGGACGGAATAAACGTGACCTATGAGTGTACGGAGCAGTATGATATTTGGAGCCAGACGGATGCTGGGATTGAAATAAAGACAAATTTCTTTCCCATTGCTGTCTGTAGTTGGAATCCAAATATGTAGTAGAAGAAGTATAAGCCTCTTCTGCTAATCTGAGCCAAGGAGACTTTAATGAATCCTTGTTAATCGGAAC